AGCGCCTTCTCGTTGTCGTCAGCCTTCTCCCAGATGTCGAGCAGCCGCATCGCGGCGTCCTTCTGCTGCTTGTCGGAGGTCAGTTCTTCCTGTCTCTGGTTGTGGCGCGCGGCCTCCTGCGCCTTCATGCCCTCGATCATCAGCATCCCGCGCGTCTGACCCTCGAAGGTCTTGGCCTCGCGGTCGGCAGCCATCGCCGCAGCCTGCGACGCCTCGCGGGCGTACTTGCGCAGCCGCTCCCGATCCGTCCGGCTCGTGGTCGCCTTCTCGACGATCATCTCCGGGTCGATCGGGACGCCGGCCTGCTTCATCTCGAGCATCACCTGAAGCTGCATCATGCGCAGCGTGCTGTTCTCGGTCGTGTGCTCGAACTCGAGCTTCCAGTCCATGTCCCGGATCATGCGCAGATCGGCCTGCGACTTCGGCACCTTTTGGCCGTTCGGGCCTTCCTCGACCTCGATCAGCTGCCCGCCCTGAATCACGAACCGATCCTCACTGCCGAGTATCGCCGCGATCTGGTCATCGGGCATCGAGCGCGTGATCGACTCGACGACACGCCGAACGACCTCGCGCTGCGAGTCCTCGAAGTTGCTGAAAGGATCTTGCACCGACTGGCGCGACTTGTTGTACCGAATGGCCACCGTCACGCCGGCCTGCGCGTGCTCGGCGGGAATCAGGTTCGATGCGCTGGGGATGCCGCTGATCTCAGACAACAGATTCACCGAGTTCTCGGCACGGGCCATCACCGCAGGCGACGGCGGCGTCGGGTTGCGGGGAACGACCGCACCCTCGGACAGACCACCCTTGCGCACGATTGCGACGCCACCCGGGCGGCGCAGCTCGGCGCGGAACTGCTCTTCGTCGGGGATCGCGTCCTTCTCGGCCGTGACGCCCGGCGCCGCGCCCTGCGCGATGTACTCGATCTCGAGGCTCTTGCTCTTGTTTAGCTCCTGCTGCGGGTCGAACAGGTTGCGCACGAACCCGTACGCGGTGCCCGTCTCCTCGTCGATCATGTACGTAAACGGCACGATCGAGAAGCCATCGAACGGCCCCGCCTCGTCGTACTCCGCGAGCATGGTCGAGCCGATGAACTCGCACACCCGCACGCGCTCAACGTCGGTCTTCTCCATCTGGATCGGCATGCCGTACACGTCAGCGGCGAGCTGCGCATTCTCGGCCTGGTCCTGCGTCACCTCTTCGCGCCGCCCCGATTGCAGGTCGGTGACGAACCACGCCGGCGCCCATTCCTTGTACTCGTACCGAATCACCCGGATCTGGTGCTTGCGCCGGTCGGCGTAGTAGTGGTTCGAGTCGTCGTCCCGGTAGTCTTCCTTCAAGTCGACCGCGCCAAGGCCCGACTCGCCGATGCGGAAGTTGGACAGGTCGTCGCTGTCGCCTTTGCCCATCAGCGAATCGAACTCAGCCGCGAACTCGGGATAGGCGTGCTCGAAGGTCGCCTTGTTCATCCAGCGATCCCAGAACACATAGCCCGCATCGCTGCGATCCGGCTCGATCGAAGTCGGGTCCCAATGCACCTCGAACGGCATGACTCGGTGAAGATTGACCTTGATCCAGCCCGCTCCCTTGGGCGACGGCACCACCTCGACCTGAATCGACGACTCACCCGAGATGACACCCGTGCGGAACTGCCGCGCGCTCTTGCGCTCGTAGCGCGCGTCCTGAAGAACCTGCTCTTTCACGAGGTCGATCACGTCGGCGACGACGCGCGAGCGGTTCGAGCTCGACGAGACGACGGGCCGGCGCTGCGCGTCGGCGTACATGCCCATCATGGTCTCGATCTTCGGCTTCACGATGTTGAACGTGAGCACGGGCCGTCCCTGATCGCGCAGGTACGCGATGTCGTCGGCGGCCCACTGGCCCTCCCCCTCGGTGTTGTGGAAGAACTGCTGCGCGCGGTGTGCTTCCGCGTGGGCGTTCTTGTGGTGATCGCACGCTTCCTCGAACCGCTTGCGAGCGGCACGTAGCTTCGTGTCGTCTCGCTCGATCGGGTCTTCGGCTTCGGTCTCGGACTCGTAGGCCATCACTTCCTCGCCTTTGGCCTGGAATAGAACCGGCCATCCTTGCCGCGGTAGAGTTCGTACCCGGCATCTTGCTCGCCTTGCACGGTGAGGTTGAACGTTGGGTGCTCCTCGCTCTTGAGGATCAAGCCAGTCTGGGGCACTCGAGACGGCATGTGCCCGTCCGCTCCAGGCTCACGCTGCACCCCGGCAGCCAAGGCGCCCCAGTAGTCGTACCCGTCCTGAAAGCCAGGCCGCAGGCCGCGCATCTGATCCTCAAGCCACATCGGTTGGAATTGCTGGTCCCGGCTTGCGAGCAGACTCGACAGCCACGAGGCCATAGGCCATTGGTCCGCCATCACATCACCATCGCCGACCGCGGGCGAGCCACGCGCCGGCCTTCGTTGCGGGCGTTGGAGTACGCCTGCTGCACCTTCTTCGCGATCCCCACGCGCTGCATCGCGAGGTGGGCGTAGGCCGACGCATGGCGTAGGTGGTCATTCTTGCGCCCACCCGTCACGACCCACACCGCCTCACGCTGCCCCGTGACCTTGTTCTCGACGGTCGCGCGCTTGAGGTTCGTCATCTGCGGCACGAATTCCTCGTGCCAGAACTCGTCCTTGCGGTAGTAGCTGATGCGCTTCGCCAGGATCTCGTTGTGTGCGTCGTCGAGCGTGCGCGTGCGGCCCATCTTGACCATGCGCTCCCGGTGCTCCCAGTCGGCGTCTGATTTCTTCTGGCCGACGTACAGCCCGCCGTACCATCCCGGGTGCTCCTGGCAGAACCGCGCCACCGCGCTCGGGTCGTAGCCCTGGTCCATCACGCCGCACTCGACGTTGTACCGCTTGGCGATGGCGGACAGTTCCTCGTAGGTCTCGGCCTTGCCGCGTGCGACCTGCACCGCATCCACCTCGGAGATTCGGTAGCGGACCTCGTACCAATGCGGCTTGCCCGGGTCGACGCCCATCGCACACGGGCCCTCGTGGTTGATGGGCCGCGGTTCATCACGGACTAGCGCGTTGAGCTGCGCCTCGGTGATCTGGTCTTCGACCTCGGCGTACGCGCGACCGAGCGTCTGGTTGTAGAACTCGCGCATCCGGCCGCGACGGATCGCCTCGTCGGCGGCAAGCAGGATGTCGTTCGCGGTCTTCGTCGGTGAGCAGAGCTGCGAGACCCAGTAGCCGAGGTGATCGGTGACCTCGGGCCGCTTCGCGATCCACTCGCCATAGACCTTCTCGAGCGGCTTGCGGCACTTTGCGCACAGGTAGTGCGCGTCGCCGTCGATGGGCTCGGCGATGCAGTCTGGGTACGTCTCCTCAAGGCACGTCCAGCCGTTGCACTTCGGGCATTGCCAGTGCCAGGTCATCTGATTGCTCGACTTGTAGGCGAGGTCGACGCCGTACTCGGGCAGGGTCGGCGTCGAGAGTGAGGTCTGCTCGGGCCGCAGCGAGCCGTCGAGCCGGTGCTCGACCGCGTCGATGCGCGAGTCGTCCATCTCGTCCGCTTCGTCGAGAAACAGCCAGTCGATCGGAATCGACTTGATGACGGACAGCGACTTGCTCGGGCTCGCGCCCTTCTGCCCGATGCCGCGGAAGTACAGGAACGTGTTGCCGATCTGGCGCAGGCCGGCCGACTCCGCATCGCCGATCGACTCGCCCCAGACGTGGGCATTCTGCGAGAGGATCGGGGCGAGCCGCGCCTTGGAGAAGTCCTGCACCTCACGGTCGGACGGGAAGCCGTAGAGAATGCCGCGCAGACCGCCTGTGCGGGCGCCCTCGAGCGCCTTGAGGATGCACGCGATCGAGATCCCGAGCTGCGCCGACTTGATGACCGTGGTCTTCCTCGCGCGGCTGTCGATGATGTGCGGCACGAACGGGTAGCGCTTGAAGTCGATGCGCGCCCCGCCGTCGATCGTCACGCCCTGCGAGTTGAGGCGCCACGCGGGGGACAGCGCAAGGGCGTAGGGGGTGATGTCGACGGCTGCGCTCACGAGGCACCCTGCAAGTTGCGGTGCAGGATGCGAATCAGCGCGGCGCGATCATCGGCGGGGAGTGAGTCGGGGTCGACGCTGACGGAGACGGCTTCGGTCTTCAGGGGGTTGCCGGGCTGGCCGCCGACATCGTGCGCCACCCGCTCGCCGTACCGCTTGGGGTCCCACTTCGCGAGCAGCTTGAGGCGCGTCTCGACCTGGAGCTTGCGGTGCCCCAGCATATCGCCCCGCTTGACCTTGATGCCGTTCTCGGTCTCCTCGGTTTCGACGCCCTCGATCACGGTGTCGGCGATTCGCATCGCGTCGACTGCGATCATGTCGTACCCGACTACGCGCGCGCGCGCGATGCGTGCGGATAGTGCGTCGTCGCGGTCCATCCAGTCGTAGACCGTCCTGAGCCCCGGCATATGCTCATCGCGGCAGACCTGTGCCAATGGCTCACCCTGAGAGACGCGCTCCACGATCTCGTCAGCGAGCTCTGGCGTGTAGACCGAAGCCGGCACCTACGCCTTCCCCTTCCGCGGCCTCGTTTCGAGCTCCATGATCCGCTCCTCGAGAATCGCCATGCGTTTCGTCAGCCAGATGACGTACCGCCCCGTTTGCCGCGCCGAGTCGAGCCCGAGGGCGTGGATGTCGGCGGTGTGCCGGTGGCAGCAGTCCCGGTCAATGGGCAAAAGCATGATGGCCGACCCGCAGTGATCGCAAGTCGGCTCGGTCTGCGGTACGGATTCCGGTGCGGTGATCTGTGCTGCGAGTTCGGGCATCGTGTCTCCCAAGCTATCCACCCAGCGTCATGGCATGGCCTTCGCCTTCCGGCAAGGGCTGGACCCACCCCCAGGTGAGCCCGGTCGAGATGCTGCCGACCGTCTGCCGTGCGATCCGGTACTTCTTGGCTGCGGTTTTCTGGGTCATGCCGCTCGCGAGGTCCCGCTTGACAGCGGCGACGGTGGACTCGTCGAGCTTGCAGGCTCTCGGCCTACGGCCCCGCAGCGTGTGTTTCAGTCGCCGGCCGAGCGAAGCCATCACGCGCCACCCCCCGTCCCATCGAGCCACGGGCTCGTCATCACGCGCGGGCCGATCTCAACGCCCCTCGTCTCGCAGCCGATGACGGCCAGCGCTTCGGAGGCGGAGCGGACGACGCAGGCGATGTCACCCGGCCATTCGCGGATGAAGTCCTCCTGGCCCTGACTGATGCGGCCCTTGACCTGCTTGACCTCGAGGATGTAGGTCCGCCGGTTGAACCCGACGAGAAGGTCGAGCGGCTTGCGGATGATCTCGACCTTGGCGCCGACTTTGCGAAGCGCGTCCACGATGGCTTTTTGATTCAAGTCCACGGCGGCGTCGAATCGGTTGATGCTCACCAGCCGCACTCCGCTCGCAGCACACTGATGACGGTTCGCTGATCGTCGTCAAACCCGGTCCAGTCTTCATCGCAGACACGTTTCGCCGCCGCCTCGATCCGCTTCCAGCGTTCGACCATCTCAGCGTTCACGTAGTCTGACGGCGCGAACTGAACGGAATCGAACCGACCGAGCTTTATCCCCGGTCCTGTGTCGAGCGAGTCCAGCCTGCTCCGCAGGATCTCGCACCGCTCCATCACGGTCGACTGGTGCCAGATTTCGTCGTCGGTCATCGGTTCCCCTCCTCGGCGCACAGCGCCACTACGATCCAGAGTGCGAGAAGCACAATCGTCACGACTGCTTCGCCTCCACCCCTCGCCACGAATGACGATCCTTCACGTCGCGCACGATCCAGCGCGACAGGCCATGCTTGCGGGCCGCCTCGCGTTCGGGCATCCCGGCCTCAAGATCCGCCTTGAGGGCTGCGATCTGCTCGGGCGTGTGGACTCGGCGCTTGGCGGACTGGGCGGCTAGTGATGTGCGGAAGTTCACGCGCGTTCCCTCCTGAGGGCCATGTCGATCAAGCGGCCCACTTCCTCGGGTGATTCGGTTGCCTCGGCAATCGCCGCATCGCGGTCTGACGCGCGGGCCTCGAGCCTTTGAGCGACGACGAGCTCGCGGTGGATGCGTTCGGCTTGGTCAATAATCTCTCCGGGACTGGGAGGGAATCCAGACTTCGACTTGACGACCGCGTGATCGCAGGCGACGCGGATGTATCGCGTCGGCACGTTGACGAGCAGCCGCGCGTAGTACGCGATCCGCTCGGGCGTCGGCTCGTGACCGAGGCCGAGGAACATCTCAGTCAGGGCCGTGATTCGGATCTGCTCGTCTGTCATCGCCTTCCCCCTTCGATCTGGACCAGCCCGAGCTGCTGCTTGCTGGCTTGGATCATTTCGTACGCCTTGGCCCCCGCTTCCTTGGTCCGGCGGGCCTTGGCCTGCGCGGGGGATTCAACCTCGCCGGTCGGACTCTGGCCGTAGCCCTTGAGGGCCCACCCGTCGGTCATCGCGTTGCGGAGCGTGGCGAGCCAGTCGGTGCGCTTGGTCTGCTTGGAGTGGGACCAATCCCGGACCCGATCCCATGCGTACGCGAGCTGCTCGCCCGTGAATCCTTTTCCGGCTGCCCACTCCAAAGCCCGAATCGACTGGTCACCGGAGAGCTCGTCGGGACACACACACGACCGCGGAGCGGGCGGTGTCTTTACTTCGCTTCGCTCCCCTTCCCTTTGCTTGGCTTCCCTTGGCTTCCCTTCCCTAATGCCCCCGTTGGCGGACGACGGCGGACGGCGGGTGCCATCGTCCGGACACGGGCTGACTGTGGCAATCTTCAAAGTGCCCCTATCTACCCGTTTTTGAAGGAAATCCGGGAGGTGGTCGGCCCAGTCATGGATCACCAAACGGTGGGTACCGCAGCGGTCGATCCACCCAGCATCGACCAGCGCCGACACCAGCTCGCCGGGCTCTCCGCGCCAGTCCATCTCGGCCTCGAGATCCATGTCCCCCCATCGTCCGACATCGCCGGACGGTGACTGCTCCATCGTGAAAAGCCATAGGAGCTCAAGAGTCCCGACCGTTTCAGCCCGGCTGAGGCCAGTCGCTTGCATGAGTCGGCGAAATTTAGGACTGCGCGTTGCGGTGAGCTTCATCGGTCGTGCCCCAAAAACAGAGCCGCCCGGCCGGGATTGCTCCAGACCGGGCGGGTACGTGACCAACGGATGCGAGGCCGAGGGTTCACGATATGAACTGTTTCAGGAACGCAGTTATCCATCAGAACTCCACGACCTCGCCCCCTCACCATACCCGAATCCGCCGCCCCATTCAACCCGCGCGAAGTTCGGCGACCCGCTCAATCAGCACCTCAGCCCGCCGAATGTACTCCCGTTCCATCATCTCGGGGTCCAGGTCGACAAAGTGTGTCCACATCGCGTAGTTCTTCGACCCGAACCACGCCGAGTCGCGATGGATCTGGCCCATGATGGCGTCGAGCTCGTTGCCGAACAGCGCCGCCTTTCGAGGCCTGCTCTTCGGGTGCGGGTCGAGCGCGCGAATACGGGTCACGTTGCGCTCCACGAAGCCCTCGGCGAGCCGAAGGCAGTTGAAGGCATCGCGGATCACCTCGTTGGCCAGCTCGTCGTAGAGGCCGCGGCGCGTGTGATCGTGGCGATCGGCGCCGAAGGTGGAATCGACGGTTTCTGTCATCGGGTGCCCTACTTCATTGCGCTGCGCACAAGGAAGTCGTCCCCGGCGCACTCGAGCTGCTGAGCCAGCCGCATCGCCACCGCGGCAACTTGGATCGCTTCACGCTGGACTGAAAACCGCTTGTTGGCCCGAATCGCATCGAGCAGTTCGGCCACCTCCTCGGCGAGTACGCCATAAGCTTCGTGCGTCGACGTGAACCAGCCGTACTTGCGGGATGATTCGTCGGCTTCGTCTTGGATGGCCTTGGCGACGAGCTTGGCGTCCTTCTTCGTCATTAGAAAAGCCTCCCCTGCCCGCTGGCTACGGAAAGGTTCTCGCACGCCGCCTTGAAATAGCTGGGCTTCAGCTCGGCCCCGACGAATCGCCGACCGCAATCGAGAGATACGACGCCCTCTGATCCGATGCCGGCAAATGGCGAGAGCACGAGATCTCCGGGGTTGCTCCACAGCTTGAGCGCGCGGCGAATCACCTCGATCTGAAGCGGACAGATGTGCCGCTCGTCCTCGTGGTCGCGTGCGCTGCGGAATTGCAGCGTGTCGCTCGGGTTGATGTCCATCCAAACGGGCGATGCGTACCGCTGCCACAGCGACACAGGGAACTCTTCGGACGTGTGCGACACGCGCTCGAGGTTTTCGCCCGGCTTGCGCATCGTGACGAGGTAGTCCGGAATGCCCTGCCGAGAGAGGCACGAATCCTTCTTGATCTGCTTGTGGAGCAGTCCAAGCGCCTTCGTACGCTGCATCGCGGTAACGGGGTCCTTCCAGATGCACACCTGCGAATGCAGAATCCAGCCCGCATCCTCGAACGCGCGAATCAGCATCCCGCGAAAGTCCTTCAGCCCGATGAATCCGTCGCGGGCCTTTGACGAGGGAAGATCCATGCAGTGAAACGAAACGAGCCGGCCAGGCTTCGTCACCCGGTAAAGCTCCGGGATCAGGAATTTGAAGTGATCGAAGAATTCATCCTCATCGGTGCAGTTGCCCATGTCTCGAGCGTCGTCGGTGTAGGTGTAGAGCGACGCGAAGGGAGGGGAAAACACCGAGTACCCGATGCTCTCGTCGTCCATCTTCCGCAGCACCTCTACGCAATCGCCATGGTGCATCGTCCATCCGTCACCCGTCCGAACCGCGCCCGTTTCGATCGTGTCGAGCCGTTCCGATTGTCCGCCGATCTCTTCGATCATCGTTTCCCTCATCATGCCGACCATCTCGCGGGCCATCTCGTCCGCCGCGGCCTGCTTCTTTTGAATGTTTCGGAGTACCGCCGCCTCGATGTCGGTCGATACGATGTGCACTCGAACAGCCTCCTTCTGGCCGAACCTCCAGCACCTTCGCACCGTCTGATAGAACTGCTCCCACGAGTGGGACAGACCGACGTAGGCGATGTTGTGGCAATGCTGCCAGTTCATGCCGAAGCCAGCGATCTTCGGCTTGGTGACGAGGGCTCGATGCGTACCGTCCGAGAACCCAATCAGCCGAGAACGCTTATCGTCCTCTGAATCCGACCCAGCGACCTGAACGGCGCCCCGGATAGACTCGGTGAGCATGTCACCTTCGTCGTTAAGCTCGGCCCACACGAGCCAAGCCTCGTCGTCCGCATTCGCGAGCTCGGCCACCCGCTCGACTCGGCGGCTCATAGTCTTTTTTCGAGCCTGCCGCTGCGAGTTGATGTCGAGCACGGGAAGGGCAAAAAGCTCACCCTCCTGCACGATATCGGTCGTGATGTGATGCTCGATGAACTCGAGCGAAGGCAGGTTGAATCCCGCATCGTCGTATCCGATGTCGGACGGCTTCTGGATCATGACGGCCCACGACGCGACCCATGACCAGAAATCGCTCTTCGCGTGCCCCTTGAGTCGCCAGTCCTGCGTCTTAGCCGCATCGTGGACGAAGAAGCGGGCCAGCATCTCCATCGTCGACATCACGCCCAGAAACTCGGCATGATTGCCCAGCTCGGTGTGATCGTTCGGGGCCGGCGTCGCGGTACACGCCAGCCGGTACGGGATGCAGGCCGCACCCTCGATGATGGCAGTCCGGATCTTTCCAGTCTGGCTCTTGAGGATCGACGACTCGTCGAGCACGAGTCCGGCAAACAGGGAAAGGTCGAACCGGTGCAGCTGCTCGTAGTTCGTGATCGTGATGTGCCCGCACTGGCTGCCGTCCCGATTGACGGTCGCCTCGATCCCGAAGTTGGCAGCTTCCCGCGCGGTCTGCTCTGCCACAGCAAGCGGCGTCAGAATCAGGACGTTGCCGGGGATCTGCTCGGCCCACGCGAGCTGCTGGATCGTTTTCCCGAGTCCACAATCCTCAAAAAGCGCGGCGCGGCCCTTTCGGAGCGCCCACCGAACGATGGCCGCTTGCCACGGGAACAGGTTGGGATTCAGGTCTTTCGCCTCAAAACCCACTGAAGCGGCCCGCACCGCCTTTGCTTGAATAAAACTCGAATAGTCCACTTGCATCTCTCCTCCCATCATAGTTCCAAGTCCTCCCCTTCCGGGTCCCCGATCACCATCTTGACGCCAAGCGCCCTGAGCAGCGCATCGGCGTTGATGACGGACGGGATGTGCCCCTTGTACCAGGTGCTCACGTTCTGTTGACTGAGCCCCGCCTCGCGCCCGATCTCGGAATACGTCTTGCCCGAGCCCCGGATCGCGCGGCGGATGGCTTTCGTAAAGAGTGTCTTTCTCATGCCGGCATCGTAACCGGCCCGATCGAGCCCCGTCAACTATTTTTATTGGACCCGCATTTTTTAGTTGACTCGGCTTGCGAGGTGGCCGATAGTGGGCCTCGAAGGAGGACGCCATGTCCGCAAACACCGAACGCGAGATCCGACTGACCGAGATCCCCACCGAGCTGCGCAACCTGCGCGCTGAGATCGAGCGGTGGCGCGAGGCGCACGCCCTTGCCTTGACGCGAGCCGGCGAGCTCGAGCGCCAATTCAAGGCCGCCGTCGAGGCCCGCGACGCCGCCCGCAAGACAGTCGACGACCTCACCGACCACTGCGATGCGCAGGCCCGCAGGATCGCCTCCCTTGAGCTGGACTGCCAAGCGCACGTCACGGTTTCCGACGACTGGCGGCGCCGGGCGCAGGCCAACTTCAGCCGCGCCGACAAGCTGGCCGAGTGGATCGAGCAGCAGGCGAAAGACTGCGACTACAGCCCCTCCGACCTGTCGGACCTACTCCTCTCTGCGGGCGTCGAGTGCCGGTCCTGCGACGGCGCCGGCTTCATCCGCGACGAAGAGTTCCTTGGCGATCCCGGCTCCGCATACGGCTACCGCACGCGCAACGTGACGGACGAGTGCGACACCTGCCGCGGCATCGGCCGGGTGATCCGATGAAGCCCTACCTCTGCGCCGTCTGCGACGAGTACCGATCCGCCGACGAGAGCCCGCCGACGATGCGCGAGTGCGACCACGAGCTCGTGTGCGAGGCGTGCAGCGAGGGGGGCGCGCAATGAGCCCCCTCGCCTCGTGGACCCTCGTCGGGGTCGTCGTCGGCCTGCCCGCGCTCTCGCTCTACTGCTGCCTCGTGCTCTCGAAGCGCGCCGAGCGCAACGCCGAGCCGCTGCACACCCATACCTGCTCGCGCTGCGGACGCATCCAGCGATGGACCGAGCCGTTCGATCAGGCGAGCCCCTGCCGCGCGTGCCAGATCTGGAAGCCCGAGCACGTCGAGCTCGAGCCCGCCTACCTGCGCCGCCCCTACGACAACCAAGTCCACGGCCACCGCGTCAGCGGCGCGCCGACCCTCGAGCTCGACCTCGAGGACTTCGCCGACGGCGACGCGATCCGCGCCGCCCTGATTCCCAGCTCACCGAAGTTCGGCTGAGCGAGTCCGCAAGCAAGGAGAGATCCATGTCCATTCTCAGCCAGATCCAGACCGGAAAGAAGATCGGACCGCCGCGCGCGGTCATCTACGGCGAGCCCAAGTCGGGCAAGACCACGTTCATGGCGAGCATCCCGGGGATCGTCGTGATCCCGCTGGAAGACGGTCAGGGCACGCTCGACTACGCGCGCACGCCCCAGCCGACCGACTACGAGACGCTCGTCGAGACTCTGCGCGAGCTCGCGACCGCAGAACACAGCTTCAAGGCCGTGGGCATCGACGGCCTGACCGGCGTCGAGGAGCTGATCCGCGAGAAGGTCGTGCGCGACGACTTCTCGGGCAGCCTCGACAAGTTCATGGCCTACCACAAGGGCTTCACCTACTGCGCGGCCGTCTGGGTCGACTTCTGCCGTGAGCTCGACGCGGTCCGCCGACGCGGGATCTCGATCTGGTGCGCCGCGCACTCGAAGCTCGAAACCGTCGAGGACGTCTCGGCGGGCAGCTACTCGCGCATGTCGCCGCAGCTTCACAAGGACGCGCTCGCGGTCGTCGTGAAGTGGAGCGACATCATCGGCCACATCGAGATCGAGCGGTTCGGCGCCGAGAAGAAGGCGTCGAAGGACGCCTCGAAGTCGACGCTGACGACGCGCACCACCGGCGTCCGCCGGCTGATCGTCGAGGACACCGGCAGCTACATGGCCGGCAACCGCTACGGCCTCGCCAGTCCGATCGAACTGCCCGAGGACAACCCGTACGCGCCGGTTCGCGCTGCCCTCATGGAGGCGACCGGAATCACCCTGAAGCAGCCCGAGAAGACCGGGCAGGAGGCCGCATAACCATGGCACGACTTGGACGCGCAGGAAGCACTCACGACGTGGATCGCAGCGAGATGAACCAGAAGCGGCGCGGCGCGCTGATGCTCGAGGAAGGCTGGTATCGGGCCGCCATCGAGGAGGACGACGGGAAGACCTACGACTGGGGCTTCGGGCTGAACATCACGTTCAAGATCCTCGACGGTCACTTCGCCGGCTACCGGATCTTCGACTTCCTGTGCCTGGAGCACTCGAACGAGAAGACCCAGAAGATCGCGCGGGTCCGCCTGCGCGAGCTGGCCGAGGCCGCCGGGCATCCGACGCCCGATCAGGTCGACGACACCGCGCCGATGTACGGCAGGCCGGTGATGGTCCGCGTCTATCGCGTCGAGGAGAAGAATCGGGAGCGAGCCGAGGCGGACGGAAAGCGCCCGCGCGTCGGCGAGTACCTGTCGACGAAGCGATGGAAGGACGAGCGCGGCGACGAGCCGATGCCCGGCGTCACCGAGGAAATCAACCAGCCGAGGGCCGAGGAGCCGAAGCAGCGGCGCCTCGAATCGGTGAAGCCGGCCGCAGTCTCGAAGCCTGCCGGCGACTGGACGATGACCGCCGACGACATTCCGTTCTGACAGCCCGATCTCCTAACCGGGGGCCGGGCCGCGGGCTGTCACCGCATCATGGACGGCCCGGCCCCCACTTCCTTCGGAGCACATCCCCATGGCGAAGCTTCCCCCGATGGCTCGACTCCACCCCGAGATCGAGCGAAAGATTCACGCCGCCCTCGAGGATCGACGCGCGAAGCGCCGGCCGAGCTCGCGGATTGCCCTCTCCGAGATCGGCCGCTGCGTGCGCGACCTCTGGGCTCAGCAGCACGGCATCGCCGACGAGCGCCCGCCGGAGGGCCGTGCGCTGATGACCTTCGACGTCGGCTCGGCCATGGAGCGCAGCGTGCTCGAGTGGCTCGACTGGGCGCAGTTCTCGGTTCAGGAGCGGGCGCCCGACGGCCACCAGTGGCGCGTCGTGATGGAGGACGGGATTGCGTCCGGCCGCCTCGATGGCGTGATCCAGTGGGGCAACCCGCGCGACCGGGACTTCCGCCTGCTCGAGGTGAAGAGCGCGAAGGCGAAGAAGTTCGAGGAGCTCGTCGAGGCCGGCGCCTATCGCGTCTGGAACCCCGTCTACTACGACCAGGTGCAGGCGTACATGGGCGGAAGCCAGACGACGCTCGGCGTCGAGCCGCTGAACGACTCGCTCGTGATCGTCGTCTGCAAGGACGACGCGCGGATCTGGGCCGAGATGATCCGGTTCGATCCGACGCACTACGCGCGGCTCGTCGAGAAGGCACGCATCGCGATGGGCGACGAGATGCCGAATCGCCCGTCCGAGGCAAAGGGGAAGAGCTCGAAGTTCTGCATGTGGTGCAGCCGGAAAGAGTGGTGCTATTCGCCGGTCGCCGGCGTGGAGTTCGACCAATGAGAGTCCCCGTGAAGACGAAGCGCCGCCATCCGGTTCCGCCGAGCAAGCCGACCTATCCGGTCGATCTTACGCACGAGGAGATGCGTGAGATCAAGTGGGCGCTGCGGGACCGTCTCAGGGCAGTCGACTACACGAACCTGCGCGACACCGTGTCGGCCCTGGCCGTCATCCAGTGGGCATCGGAGGGCCGGCAATGACCGAGCACAGACACCCGCGAGAGATCGCGCAGGAGATCAAGGAACCGACGATCGCGGACCTGGCTCAGGCGGTGGAGGACGCGAAGCGCGAGCTGGAAATTGCGCGAGACCGGCAGAGAATTGCGTCGCGCGATGCGAACTCGGCAATCAACACCTTTAACGCGGCGGCGAAGGCGTTTGACGAGGCCGTCTCCAAATTCAAGGCATCGGTGCCGAGAGAAACAGACTGGGGACAGCGCGTCGCACGGAGTGGGGAGTGATGGACTGTTGCCGATGTTTTCTTCCGATTCATCGCGACGATGCGGTTGACCACCTCGGTGATCGGGTGGCGCACAGGCATGCTAGGTGTGCTGAATTGCTGCGCATGCGCATCGCCGCCCTCGAAGCACGGCTCGCCGCGAGCGAGGCGAAGTGCAAGGAGCTACGCGAATCAGCGAAGCGTGCATTCGAGGAACAGCATGATCGGACGAATGAGTGCCTGAAAGAACGCGCCGCCCGCGCAGAGGCGGAGCGGTTGGCGGTTTGGGCAATCGAATTCGACGCATGGCATTCATCCGCGACAAACCGACTTCACTTCGGCACAGGGCCGAGTTCAGGATCAAATGTTCCGTGCGATGGCACGCCCGCCGGCATTCTCGCCGCGCTGCGGCAGGCTGAGGAGGCGACGCGATGACGGATCAAGACGTGCTGGAGAGGGCGCGGAACCACGCTCACGAATTCAACAACTTTGATCGCGCCGTGAGGGAGTACCACCTTTCCGAGGCCCACCTGATTGCGGCGCTCGCCGCTGAGGTTCGCGATCTGCGCGAGCGAAAGGACGCTGCCTACCTGGAGCGAAACCGCGTCGTCGCCGCGCTGGCGAAGTGCTTCCCGAGTGGTATCGCCCGAACCGCCATCGAGGGCTGGTCTGAGGACTGGCACGGGTGCGTCTACATCGACCTGCCGACGGGGCAAGTCTCGTGGCACTTCAACGACGCGCACGCGCACCTGTTTGACGGTCTGCCTCCGTACACCGGAAAGTGGGACGGGCACGACACGGACGAGAAGTATCGGAGGCTCGCCGCGCTGCGGCAGGCTGAGGAGACGACGCGATGAGTGATCGTGGGTCGTACAACTTCGGCGCCCTGCCGCCCCTGCCCGATGGATACCGCGTCGAGTGGGTCGAGGAGGTCGAGCACTACATGGCGTTCGGCCCCAACGAATGGGAGTCGACGATTACCTGCAATCCGCATCAGGCTCGTCGATGGTGCTTCGTGAGGGCGGAGGCGAAGGGCGATGAGTGAGCACACGCGCGAATACATCACCGCCGTACTGATCGGATCAGCGTGCGCAGCGGGCGTGCTGTGGGTGTTCCACGCGCTCGACGGGATCGTGCAAGGCTACCGATAGAGCGAGATTGCCACGTCGATCGACGCCACCTCGCGGATTAACTCCCGGCCGACGTACTCGGGAATGCGCCCCTCGTGGATCGCCTGCTCGATGTAGTTAGCGAGGTCGGGCGTCTCGCCCAGAGCCTCGAGCACGGGGTTGCCGTGAAAAGGATCGTCCGGCGTGAGTCCGCGCTCCGCCCTGCCCGCTGCCCACTTCGCCCGCCGCCGCTCGTCAAAGTCCATCAGCTACTCCATCGGGTAAGATCGTGAATCCAAGTGACCGTGATGGTCGAACGCATCCATCATCCGGCCGAACGTCGTCCAGAACTTCGGGCCGTGAAGGTGCCCCAGCCCCTTGTCCCACAGCTTGACGTGGGCCGCCTCGTGGATGCAAACCTCGACGGCCTCATTGACGCTGCGGCACATCTTCGCAGACAGGCTCACGGTCAGCCGCCCGTCGTTCTCGGTGACGCATCCCAGCACCTCGTCGCCGTCGATCGACTCGACGACCTCGAAGCGAAGATCGGCCGGGAGGGCGAACTCGTCTTTGAGCCACCGGAGCACCTGCACCGCCCGCTGCCATCGGTTCCGCGCGCGGGGCATCACCCACCTACGATCTGGGTTACGTCACCCATCATCGGACCCAGATGGGCCGAGTCGTCGACCGCTTCATCATCCCCGTGTGAATCGACGTGAAGAGTTGCGCGCCCTTCGGGAACACGCCCGGGTCCCACCCGTTCGACCCGCCGTACCCAGCCGTCCCCATCGCGGTCGGGTTCACCAACACGTCCCCGAGGTCGAGCAGCGTGTGGTGGTGGCCGAGGATGTAGAGGTTCGCCGGGTTGCTCTTGCGCCAATGCTTGTCGACCTTCTTGAGTAGCGGCACCGTCAGCCCGCCCACGCCATCCCCGCCCTTCACGGTGTCCCCGTGCGTGATGCAGATCGTGAAACCGGGCCAAATCTCGAGCCGCACGAAGTCCGTCTCGGGGGCGTAGAACTCGACCCGCCCCTCTCCGGCTTCTAGGTAGTGGTCGGCAAGGCGCAGGTACACGTCGTGCTCGTAGCTGTACCGCTGGTTCAGCCCGGGGGTTCGCTTGGCCGTCGTCCGTCCGTGATTCCCATCGACGCAGGGGATCAGAATCCGGGGGATGTCTGTCGCGAGCAGACTGTCGATGATGATCCGCTTCATCCGGTAGGCGAAGCGAGCCGCCTCTAGCGGCGTCATCGACGTAGTGCGCTCCTGCTTCAAATGGAGCTCGCCCTCGATCATGTCGCCCATGAGGGGCAGGACGAGGTGGGGGATGGTGGCGTCCATCGCCTGGATCTCGTAGAGCCGGATCAGCTTGCGAACGTAGGTGTGGACCTTCTCCTCGCTGATCTCTGGAGTCTGTTCGTTCCAGCCGCCGGTCTGGACCAGATTGAACGTCGCGTCGTAGTGCTCGTCGCTGTTCGGGGCAATCGGGATCTCGATGGAGTCCCGCGCCCGCTTCTTCACGGGCTTCACGACGGGTGGCTTGGCGATGGCTTGCCGAAGGGCGGCCCGGACCTCGTTGTGTTCCTCGAGTACGTCGACGGCGGCCTGCAACGCCTCGTTGTGCTGCCTCAGATGGTTGAGCGTCCGGGTGGAGGTCCGAAGGCGGCGCGCTTCGGAGAGCGCCCGCTGGCGACTCTCCTCGGCCCGCTCGGCCTCCTCCAGCATCTCAGCCGCGCTTTTGGTGCCGGGCACTTAATACGTTCCGAAGGTGAGAGGAACTGAACGGGAGCGGGCCGTAGTCCTTTACCCACCGGGCCTCGGCGGCGGACATCGGTAGCTTGGCCGCGTAGGCCCCGTCGAAGAACTCCCAGAACTTCTTTGCCCGCTTCGGGTCCGCCTCGATGTACTGATCCAGCTTGTCCCGCCGGGCGTGGGCGATGTCGGCCAGCATCTCTTCGACGGTGGACTGCTTCGGCACTACGCCACCCCCCAGATGATGAGCCCGACCGCCAGGCCGCCGAGCGCGGTGAACGCCATGTCAGCCGCCAGATCGCCCCAGGACGCGACGGGCCGCTGGTCGAACTCTCGGACGGTCCCGAGCCACAGCGCCGCGCACACGGCGCCCACGGCCGCGATAGGCACGGCTACGGCGGCAGCCGCGACGCCCCCGATGGCGACGTGCAGGAGTTGGTCGAGCCACCAGCGCCAGTCTTTCACGCGCTCAGACAGGGGCCTACTCATCGCCGCGGATCTCCCGCAAGTCTTCGGCGAAGACGTGCCCGATGACTCGGGCCACCCAGTCCTGCCCAGGACGCGCCGGCTCCTCGATCAGCCACTCGCTGATGTCCTGCGCCTCGACGGGATTGGGCGCCGGGCACTCGCTCCAGACGACCTGTCTAGTGACGCATCCGGCGAGCAATGCGCTGGAGGCGACGGCGCAGAATGCGAGCCGCCTCGGATCTCGACGCAGGAGGTTCAGTAGCCATCTCGACACGCTTCTCCGCCGCATCCGCGTCCTCCTCGGCTTGCTGGCGCTTCTCGCGCTCGGCGCCGTGGTCCTGAATCCGCTTCCACCCGACGCCGACGCCCACGAGGGCGACGATCAGGGCGACAAGCCCCTTGACCAGCTCGGTGGTCACTTCACCGCGGCCCGCAGCGTCGCCGCCGCGCCGAAGCCGAGGAAGCCCAGAATCGGGGTCGCCTGATCCTGCGTCAGAACGCCCGCGAAGACGAGGCCCTGCACGATGGCGCCCGCCGCCGCGAGGATGTAGGTCCGGTTGCCCTTAAACACGTCCAGAATCTTGTCCACGTCACACCCCCAGTAGCGCCCGGACATCGAGGCCCGGGCATTCGGTTGCCGTCTTCCCACCCGCCGCATCTCGGTGGCCACACACCACCAGGCCCGGCACGAGCTCGCAGGCCGCGTCGATGAATCGGGACAGGGCCTCGATCTGGGCCTCCGTCCAGCGCCGATCCTCGCGCGTGTTGTCCCCCATCACGCAGATCCCCCACGAGTCGTGGTTTGCACCTAGAGCGTGCGCGCCCTGCACCGTCAGCTCGCGGGTCGCGTGAAGCCTGGCCTGTCCGTCGATGACGCGGTGGTATCCGATGTCGGAGAACCCGCGCTCCCGATGCCACCCGCGAAGCGTTTCGACCGTCGTCTCGCGCGGGCTCGCCGAGTGGTGGATGATGAGGCGCTTGACGCTGGCTAAAGGCTTCACGGTGCACCCCCGAACGTGCGCGACAGCCAGCCCGCGATCCCGCCGAAGGCCGCAGCGACAGCCGCCTGAACGTACCCGTGCCGCTTCCCCGCGGCGCTCTTGACCTGCGCGTCAACCCGCTGGAACTCGCGCTCGTCCGCCTTTTCGTGCGCTCCGAACCGGGCCGAGAGGTCCGTCACCTGCGTCCCGAGGACGGTCATCGCGCCGCGCAGCTCCGAGGTGCTCTTCGTGAGCTGATCTCGAGACTCGCGCGCGTGCGATTCGATCCTCTCGTGGATGCGCTGGCGAGCCTCGTCGGCCTGCTCTTTGTGAGCGTTCAGCCGTGCGTCGACCGCGTTGCGCAGGTTCTCCCCGAGCGCGTAGATAGCCTGCATGGTGTCGGGATCAGCAGGCACGGCGCCGTCTCCCCAGCGCGCACAGCGCAAGCGCACCCGCCAACAGGCCGACAGACATCGGCTCCGGCACCGCGATCGCGTTGGAAACGGTGCCGTAGTTCTCCGGGTGCCCGAGCAGGTACTTGGCCCGAATCCACCCGCTCTCGACGTTCACCTTGGCCTGCTTGCAGCCTTCGGCCGGCGCCTCGTCGTAGTGGGCAACCCGCGTCCACGTCACACCATCGGCGCTCCACTCCATCTGGACGGGCTCCGAGCTGTAGAACTTCACGGTCTTCTCGGGCATCGTCGTCTCCTACGGCAGCGTGCAGGTCGTGCCTTCGTATCGGATCTGGGCGGGTAGCTTCCCGAGTGTTCCGCTGAAGTCGTCGTAATAGGCGCCCATCTCACCGAACTCCATTGCCTCGTTGCACCACCACTCAGGCTTCTCGCGCCAGAAGATCGACGTGGGCTCTTCGCCAACCTCAGCCGCCCAATTCACCTCTAGGCCAAGGTGGTTCTCTCCGTCCTCGGTCAGCAGGATGTCGGTGCGCGTCGTGGTGTTTCGCGTGTCGGGAATGCCGTCTGCGTTGCTGTCAACGCCGTCGATCAGGCCGTCGAGGTCGCAGCTTCCGCACTTGTTTCGGAACACGGCATTGTTGACCGTCTGATGCGGAGCGAGGCAGTTGTACGGGCTGGTGTCTGTGTTGTCACAGCCAGTCAGGCCGCGCGTTCCCGTTCCGTTGATGACCGCGCCGTGGCCCGCGTTGAGGAAGATCGACCAGTTTTCGTTCGCTGCGCCCTTCTGGTTGGCGCCTCTCTGGCCGCCCA